CAGGAAGTTGACCGGGGCAGGAGGTGATAGGGATGCGCAGAAACTATATCAGAGAAAAAAAGATTATCTGTGGTGATAGTTATATGGCTGTGTGTCTCTACGCCATTACCCCGCAGGAACGGAACACCAGAGGGAAGAAGCAGAAGAAGTCCGGCGAAAGGCAGAAAGCCCGGAACAAGATGTCTTCCCTGCGGAAAAAGCAAAGAAAGGTTGTTGCGAACTTCACGAAGAACGGGTTCTTCCTTTCCGGGACGTTTGAAGAAGTTTTCTTGCCAGACGACTTTCTGGGATGCGTCCGGGAAACAAAGAACTATAAGCGCCGTGTAATTGCCGCAATCTGCAAGCGGTTCAAGATTGCCCGGGAGAAAATCAAAATGATGCTCTGGGCTGTGCGCAAGGGCAAAGACGGCCGTTTACATATGCACGGCTTTGTAGAGTGCATCGGGCTTGACCAGATCGACCGCCGCGAAGTGCGCGAAATGCTGGAAGACCTCTGGCGGCGGCGCATTCCAGGAACGAATGAATACGAAAGTCTGGGGACCATGAATGCGGATCGCATTGACATGAAAAAAATTTTGGGAACGGACCAGACAACGCAAGGCAAGTACGGAACGGTCGGGTATATCTACAACCACACAGAGCGTGTCTGCATCGAAACCAAAAACCTGATTTTGCCGGAAGAGCAGGTACCCAATGACACGAAGTGGAGTAGAAAACAACTTCGGGACGCCTGCGGCGATATGCAGAATGACGCCTATTGGTGGAGCCAGCGTTTCCCGGGCTGGAAACTGGAAAAGAGCGTTGTTTACGATCCGGGGGAACTGCACCAGTCCGACCAAACCCGGGAAGACGGCTGGGAAGTAACGGAAGCACAATGCTATGCCATTCTGAGCCGGAAATGGTAAAGGGGGAGACATGAGCACAAGATTGAGCCTTGAAGACCTGCCGCCGCGCTACCGGGCGCAGGCGGAAGCCCAGATTGCCCGGCGGACAAGGGAAAAGTGCGCCCCGGCGCAGCAGACATTGGCGGATGCAGCAAAGTCTGCTGGAAAAATCGGGAAAACTTTCGAGAGCCGGGGAGAATACGAGTATTACATATCCGTGGTGGTGCCAGGCATTGAATCTGGCAGAATCATCAAGGCAACGCCGCACGTTGCCTTTCCCCTGCTGCCCGCAAAGGAGTATGGCAATGTCAAACTGCCAGCGGCGCGATATACGGCAGACTATGTGCTGGTGTATGCTGACGGAACAGTGGAAGTAATCGAAATCAAGTCGAAATTCACCCGGCGGGCACAGCGGGACTACATTTACCGCCGCCGGTTGTTTATTGACCTGATCGCAGAGCCAAAAGGCTATAAGTTCACGGAAATCATCACGCCGGACAGCAAGGATGAAATCCGGGAGTGGAAACGCCTTGCAAAACAAGCAGGAAGGAGTGAAAAGCTGTGACGGATGAAGAAAAAGCAGGAATTGAGACAAACGCGGTGTTTCTTTGCCGCGAAATCAGCAAGGAAACCGGCCAAATCGCGGTCTATGAGCTGGATATGCCGGTAGATGGTCACATGATCTTCTGCCTGCGCATTCGGCAGCAGTTTAACCCGGAACTGCGGTATTTTGCGGTCGGGGCGAACTTTTACGCAGAAAACAAGAGCATGATCTTTGCCGCGCTGAAAAAGCGCCGGACAACGAAGGCGGATATCGAAAGCCTGGGCGCTATTGTCGAGCTGGGAAGATAAACCGCAGAAAAGAGGTGCAGAACATGGGAAAGCCTAAGAAAAAGCCGTTCCCGGAGTATTTCAAGAAGTCTCTGGGTTTGCAGGTGAAGCAAAAGCAGGCAGCCCGCCGGAAAGCGGCGCTGGAAGCAAAGAAAGAAGCTGCTACAAAAAAACAGTGACGGCAGAGCCGCAGGAGGGCGCAGAAGATGCGGATTGAAGATGCAAAGATCATTTTGGACTACGCGGCAGATATTCCGAAGAAACTGCGCGCCATTGCTGAAGAACAGGCGGAAATCGAAGCAGAATTGAGCTGCCTGCGCGGAATTGAGTACAGCGGTATGCCCCACGGCAGCGGGCACAGTGACAGCACGGCAGACCTCGCGGAAAAGGCAGAGGAACGGGGATATACTGAGCGTCTGCATAATCTGGAAATCCAAAAAACTATTTTACAGGGCGATTCTCGCGTGATTTGGGCACAAATTTGGACACTAAATGATGTGTACAGACGGATCATTAAGGGACTGTGGATGAAAGGCCACAGTTTTGAGGAAGTGGCAAACGAAATTGACTACAGTGTTTCACATACAAAGCGTAAAAAGGTGGAAGCACTTGTGCGAATGGCGGAAGCGCTGGAATGGATGCCGATGGCGGAAGAAATCCGTGTGCGTGCGTATAACGCGCGTAAGTAAAGCACACCGGCTTAGAGAATGCAAACGCTGCACCCCCGGAAGGGTCTACGAAAAACGTGAAAGCATTTCACCTTCGCGCGTATGATATAAAGGCAAATTAGGCCGGGAAAGCTTACGCGTATGTGAAACATTTCCGCGAAACGCAAAAACGCCGCTGAGAAACAAACACGAATACCCGAAACAATGAAAAATGAGCAAAGAAATGCCCGGCGGGCTGTATGGCCTACCGGGTATTTCTTTATTCGTCAATTTTCAAGACGTGGATCGTTGGCGGCTCTGGCGTCGTGCGGTAGTAACGACCATCTTCGTAATTCAGGTCTGTCACATGATCCCACCACGAAATACAGCCGTGCTCCCGCTGGGCGCTCTCCATGGCTGCTTTTGCCTGCTGTTCGGTCAAACCATCGAATAATAACCGGCTGCCGTCTGCAAAGCTGGCAACAAGTCGCCAAGGAGCGAAAACTTCACCTTCAATCACAAAAACACCTCATTTCTGAACGCTTAACCCTGATTTTGATACAAATATGCTCAGTTTGAGTACATAAGCACCAGAAAAACGCATATTCAAGACAGCAATAGTATAACACAAGATGCCCCGGCGGGCTACCGGGGCAAGTAAGATTAAAAGCAATAGGATTCCTTGCCCAGTGGGCTTTCAAACTCAAAACAAACAATAAAACCATCGTGGGTCTGTTGGATTGAGTTTAACTGATAGCTACGCCCGCAAGTATAGCTTGATTTCAAGTGATACTTGAAACAGAAGACGTCTTCACCCCGCCGCCATGCGAGCGCCAGTGAGCGCTTCAGTGCGCGGTCGTCCGGGAAAATGTGCTTTTTGCCAGAGCAGTCAACGAAAAATGGTTTAAACATAACAAAACCTCCTATTTCATGATGGAAAAGCCCACAAAAACGGGCGAGTTAAGGTTAGGCCTGCTCAAAGTGGGACATGGTGCGCCCTCAGCGTCAAGAATGCGGGTCTCTTTGAGTTTCATGTGGGATACCTCCGTGTTATGTATTATCGCTCGTCCCGGTAGGGATTCGAGTTTTTAGATTTGCCGGTATGGGTATATAGATACCGGGGCCGGTGACGTGTTGCCCTTGCGGGCTGGGATGGGGCTGCTTTACGGTGCAACCCCGTCAGAGTATCCGTTTTACTGCTGGCCGTCCAGAACCTCCATGACGCGGTGGGCGGCATACTTGCCGTTGTCGTTGAGCTGGCGCTGCCAGACACCCAGCGACGGCGCCCACCTGAACCCGTTGCGCTTGAGAAGTGCCCTGGTTTCGTCGTCCGGCTTGCCGTCGAACCGGAGTTGAACACGCATTGCTTCGGCGTTCTCCCGGTAGGTGTAGCCGTCGTGTTCATCTTCCACGGGCTGTGCAGCTTTGGCCGCTTCCAGCTTTGCGATACGATCCTTTGCCCGCTTGATGCTGGCATTGCTGTTTTGCAGCTCATAAGCCGGGAACGGACAGCCGTAGACCGAAAGAGGGGAGCCGCTGGCGAAAGCGTGGCCGTTTTCCAGCCAGTCGCGGGTCTTGGCGGTGATGCCGGGACAGCCGTCAAGCGTTTTGTGCTTGCGGTAGTAAGCATTCGCGTCTTTCATGGTCTGGTGCGCGGTTTGGAGCTGGTCGAGTTTTGCACGGAGATAATCCAGCACTTCGGGATCGTCGGACTTGACAGCCAGCGTGTGCGCCCGCTTGAGCATCTGCAAATAGTGGTCAGCTTTGCGGAAGTTCTCGCGGTTCGCGTCCCACGCTGCTACCTGCTTCTCTTTCTTGCGAACAGGAAAGTTTGCGGGGCCGCAGATGAGCACAGACGGGCAACGGGTCCCGATCTCGTTTTCGCGGTTGATCGCAAGAGCCAGCGTTTCACAGTAGCGATTGTAAAGCCATTCGACGCGCTCGCGCTGGTCTTCGGTGGCGCACTGGGGCTTGACCCGCTCAAGGATTGCGGCAGCGTTGGCACACTGAGCGTTATACTCTGCCGTGGCGCTTCCTTCTTTGTAATCAGAGAAAGAAGAAAGCTCCTTTGCGATGCGGGCGGCATTTTCGTTGATGATAGCCATTGTGTAAACCTCCAAATATTCAGTTTTCAAAGCGTTTCGCTCTCCCCGGTAGGGGGTTCGCGTTTTCGTGTGGCCCTTGCGGGCTGGGGCGGGGTCGCTTTACGGTGCGGCCCTGCTGAGGTGTCCGGGGCGGGTCAGATGATCCATTCGGCGTTGTTGTATTCGGCGGCATTCTGGACAATGAACGCATACAGTGCACGGGAAGTGCCGGAAAGAGCTTTTAGAACGGGGTTGTTCCGGGTTGCATCTTCGTTGCACTGGTAGATGAAACTGTCCAGCAGCTTTGTGAATGCGTAAAAATCGCGGTCGATTGTATAGCGCCCTGCATCCCAGTCGAGAAGATGGAGCAGGTGCGGAAAGATGGCCGGCATGGTGGGAAAATCTTCGGCGTCGGCTGTCTCCAAGTGGTAGCGGCCAGTGTATGCGGCATCGTTCAGCTTGTAGAGAACGGCGTAAATCTTGCGGTCATCAAAGAGAAAGTCATGCGGATATCGGCAGGCGCTCAGAGCGTCGGACAACTCCGGCAGCTCGTAGGATGCGGCAAGGTGGCACATACCGCCGGCCCCGTTGAGGATGAACGCCAGACCGTGAGCGACGGCGGCAATATGCTTTTCGGAAAGCTGAATGCAAGACATGGTAAAACCTCCTGTTATTCTGTTGTGTCTGGGTGTGGACCCATGAGCGCCCGCCCCGGCGGGGCGGCTGGGCTTGCACCAGCGGCGGCGGGATGCCGTCGGCCTTGCGGGTCATTCGGAAAACATTTTCTTGCAGAGCGTTTCAACCTCTGCGGTGGGCTTGATGGGCAGCATGATAACGGAGATCGTCGGATCGCTGGCGCTGACAGCGTACACGGGGGAATAGCCGCGCGTCGTGCCGTGATAGGTGAATTGCACCGGGTTCACCATGCTGTCGTAGTCGGCATTTATCAAGATGGGCGTTGTCCCGATGTGGAAAAGCCTTGCAAGGCCGCTCTTCTTTTTGCCGGTGGGGATGTCCTGCAAGAACGGCGTGCGCTCAACGGGCTTTTCGTTGGGGGCGTGGCGCTTGAAGATGTCCACCAGATCCGGTGCGTTCTCTTCCACTTCAAAACCATACTGGGCGGAAATGATGGTCACGCCGTCGGCGGGGCATTCGCGGAATGTCACGGGCTGGATCACGTCGGCATACAGGACAGAGGGCAGCTTGAACGCAGTGTATGCCGTGATGATATAGACCAGATCACCCCGGCAGGTGATACGAACCCCGCGCCGGTCCTTTGCCTGCTCCTTGAGATAGGCTTGAACCGCCTTGACATTGAGGCCGAACAGGGTGAAGTTGGTAGAAAGTTTCATGGTATAATCCTCCTGCTATTCAATTTTCAATCGTCCCGGCGGTGTGCCGGGTGTGGGGCGGGGCCGCTTTTCTGGGTGCGGCCCTGCTAGGGTATCCCATTCAGCAGAAAGAAGTCTGTTCACAGTATTCCGGGGCGCTGTCTGCGCTTGGCGCGGGGGATGCTTTGGGCTGGGGGTTTGTTTCGGATTTCGGATTGGGGGCAGGTGCGGCGGCTGTGGCTGTCTGCTTTGCGTCCTCTGCGGCCTTCCGGGCTTTGCGCCACTTTTCCAGCGCGGCGGCCTGGGCGGGGCGGTCGTCTTCGGAAACGGCCATAAATTCACGCTTTGCCTTGTCCGCTGCCTTTTTCAAATCGGCGGCGCTGGGGGCGCTGGTCTGCTGGGGCTTGTCCTGCTGGGCGGCGGCTACCTTTGCGGCTTTGCGCTGGTCTGCCAGCATTTTGTTATAAGCCCGGATGTCATCAAGGGACTTAAAGCGCTTTTCTGCGGGTTTCTTCGGGTCTCGCTTCTCGACCTGCCAGCGTCCGAAAAGGTAGGCGGTGGTCATGTAGTAGTCGCCGCCGCCCTGCTCAGCGGCTGCCCGGGTCAGCGGATCGGCGTCGGCGGGCAGGTCTTCGGGCTTGGGGCTGTCCTTGTACTTCCAGAGCTTGCAGCGGATCGCGGCCTTTTCACCACGCTTGACGCTCAAGCCGTCGTGCTTCCAGCCGTCGAAGGTATGGAAAAGAGCGGCGCAAAGATTCTGCTCTACGATCTCGACGGGATCCGGGGCGGTGCCGTCTTCGCCTGGCTCCACAATGATTTTTGCGGCGGCGCTGGCGATTTCGTTGGCGGTGTAGTAGTGGGCGGCCAGCTTGTGCAGCTGTTCGGGGGTGTACTGGGCACAAACGGCGGTTGCAATCAGATCATTGTTTCTCATGGTGTAAAACCTCCTGTTATTCAGTTCTCAAATGGTCCCGGCGGTGTGCCGGGTGTGGGGCGGGGCCGCTTTGTCCGGTGCGGCCCTGCTAGAGCGTCCGGGGCGCTGCTGTCAATCGACTTCGCAGCAGCTCCAAAAAGCGTCGATCACTCGATCATCGCTAAAGTCGTCCGGCGTGCCGTTGGCATCAATGACCAGCTGCACGCGGTCGAAGATGTGCAAATCGGTGTTGGCGTCAACGGTAAAAAACCAGTCGTCTCCGTCGCCCAGGTCGCTGCACCAGACCTGCACGCTGTCGCCGTCAGCGGTCATGCCCTGCACCTGTGCCGGGACGATGTAGCGGCCCAGCGGGCCGACGGTGTAGGGGCAGCCGGTCGCGGCGGCTTTCGGGGTGGAGCCTGCCAGAATGGCGGCGGCCATTGCGGCGGTGGTGATGATTTTGTTGAGTTTATGCATAATAAAATCCTCCTGCAATCGTTGGTTTTGTTCGGCTTGCGTTGCACTGTACCGTGCCGCTTGCCGTGGCTACATGATAGCACTATACCGTGCCAGCTGTCAAGCCCTGTACCGTGCAATCTACTTTTTGCACAAATCCTGTACCGTGCTTTTGTGCAAAATGGCACTGTACAGGGTGACGGCAGGGGTGCTATATTATATTTATAAATAAAAAGCAAGGGTGAAATTATGGCTATATCTGCAAAAAAAAGACTGACAAACGACAAATACAACGCAAAATGCACGCAAATAAATATAAAACCACTGGCAAAAGAAGCGGCAGCGATAAAGGCGGCTGCGGCTGCTGCAAACCAGAGCTTGCAAGGCTACATTTTGCAGGCGGTCCGCGCCCGGATGGAGCAGGACGGGCAGCCGTTAGAGTTGGACCCGGAGCAGAAAAACGGGGAAGAAGGGGGACTATAGGGGGTTACTGGGGAGGCTATAACTCACTAAGCCTAAGCCCTACACCTAGAGCACTACACGGTAAAGTGGAGAATCTGACCCCTCCGGCAACGGCGAAAAGTACCGCCATGCCGCCCTGTGAAAAGTACCCCGGCGGCATTCCGTGGAGCGGGGACAGGGCAGAAGATCACGGCAGAACACAGCACAGCAGGCAGGACAACGCCACACACGGCGCGCCCTGCCTGCTTCTTTTTTCTCCAGATCCACGCCCGACGCCCTGCCTGATCCGCAGCACATCGGGCACCAGCGCCCGCACCGATCCGCCGCGCTGGTTGCTGATCTGCTGCACAGACTGCACCGGATCACGCCGCCCGCCTGCCTGATCCATAGCACAGCAGACCACGCCGCCGCCCTGATCCACACCGGCAGCAGGTACCCGCCCGCCCTGCCTGCTCTCCTGACCTGGCACACAGCACAGCCGCCCGCCCCGCGCCGGGCCGAATCGGTGACAGGCTGTCACCAGTTCAGCCCGCCTACCGCCAGCCCGACGAGGCCGCCCCGCGCGGGCGCGAGGTACTGCGAGCGCGCCCGCGCTAATTAGCGGGTCCAACAGCGCAAAAGTTAGCTAGATTTTAATGCAAATTTTCCATTTCCGGCAGACCCCCGGAAAAAAGTCCCCCGGGGGTCAAAAAAGGCGGGAAGGCAAAAGATGATACTCCATGATACTGATTTTCTGCTATAATTGGTACAGTGGATTTTTGACAAAGCCCGGCGGCAGCGATGCCGTGGGGCTTTTGTTATACAGAGCTGCTTACAATTCGTAAGCGACCCGCAAAATATAATGCTCTGCCGGGTGCGCCCGGTGGGGCATTTTTTATTGGAGGATGCACAATGCCCAGGCGGAGCGACAAGAAAGATGCCGCCCGCGAAGAATACCTACGCCGTATGCGAGAAGACGGCGCGGTGAATCTTGCGGCGTTGGCAGAAGATATCGGCGTGAACTATGACACGGTGCGCCGGTGGAAGTCCAAGGAAAAGTGGGACGAGTTGGAAGTGCCGCCCAAAAAGAAACGTGGCGGCCAGCCTGGGAACCAGAACGCAGAGGGAAACCCCGGCGGCGGTGCCCCGCCCAGAAATAAGAACGCCCAGAAACACGGCGGCTATGCAGCGGTGTTCTTCGATCAGCTGACGGATGATGAAAAGTTCATCATGGACAAAACGCCGAAGACCGCTGTTAAAGCCCTTCGGGAAGAACTGGGCATTCTGAAAGTTCAGGAAAAAAGAATCCTCAGCCAAATCACCGCGCTGGAAAACGCGGATCAAGATGAACTGTACATCAGCACGCTGCTTGATATGCGAGTGCCGGGAAAGGTAAACGGCGCGAAACAAGACGGTGCAAACCAGAACATGGGTATGTACTCGAAGGAGAGCGCGTTCACCAGAAAGATGCATTTGCAGGAAGCCTTGAACAAGGTGGAGGGCAGAATTGCAACAATCATCGGAAAGCTACAGCAGGCAGAAGAAACCGAAGCCCGCATGAAGCTGGAACGTGAGCGGATAGAATTTGCAAAGGCCCGCGCAATTGGCGCGTTCGATGTGCCGGACGAAACGGAAGAGGATGCAGACAATGACACTTTACACAAGTAAGGTTGTGGCACAACACCTGAACCTCACGGAACGCCGGGTACGGCAGCTGAGGGATGAGGGTGTGATCCGGGAAAAGAGACCGGGGCTGTATGATCTGGTGGACACCATGACGCGCTACATCAAGTACATTGGCGCGGGGAGCAAAGCCGACCTGAATGATGAAAGAGCCAAGCTGACCAAAGAAAAAAGAATTGCGGCAGAAACGGAAAACCGGGTAAGGAAGGCTGAACTTCTGGAAGTGGGCGATGTGGAAAAAGCCTACTCCGCTATGATGATGAACTTTCGTTCCCGCATTCTGGCGCTGCCGCAAAAACTGGCACCCGCAGTTGTGGCGCTGGAAGGCGACGAACAGCAGGTGCAAGACCTGATCCAAGCGGAGCTGGAAGAAGCTCTGGAAACTCTGAGCCACGCCGAAGAAGCATTGGCAGAACCGGAGGATGGGGCAAATGAAGAAGCGGAAGAAAAAGACACGGGATAAAAACCCGTGCGCTGGCTGTGAATGGGGGTACGAACTGAATGAGCAGCAGGTGTATTGCCCACTGCCAAGGTGCGTGAACCGTGACGAAGAAAAGAAAGACTGTAGAGGTAGCCCCGGAAGTAAAGGAGCTATTTGCCCGGGTGCTGCTGAAGCTGAAACCACCGCCGAAGCTGACAGTCAGCGAGTGGGCAGATAAGTACAGAAGAATGTCGCCGGAAGCCAGCGCAGGAACGGGACGGTGGCACACAGACAACGCGCCGTATCAGCGCGCCGTGATGGATGCCATTGGCGATCCGCATATCCGCATGGTTGTGGTCAAGACATCATCCCAGATTGGAAAGACGGAAATCATCTTAAACACGCTGGGATATGCGATTGACTACACTCCGGCACCGACACTGGTAATGCAGCCGACGGTAGAAATGGGACAAACCTTTTCCAAGGATCGTCTGGCACCCATGATCCGCGACACCCCAGAACTGCGAAAAAAGGTCGATGCCAAGAGCCGCTTCTCCGGGAATACGATCATGCAGAAAGCATTTCCGGGTGGACACGTCACCATCGTTGGAGCAAACAGCCCGGCGGGGCTTGCATCCCGACCGATCAAGTTTGTTCTGGCAGACGAGGTGGACCGATATCCGGCATCGGCTGGCACCGAGGGCGACCCGCTGACGCTGGCAAGAACCCGCCAGACAACATACTGGGACAAGAAAACGGTACTTGTCTCCACGCCAACCATAAAGGGCACCAGCAGGATTGAAAAAGCCTGGCTGGAAAGCACGATGGAAGAGTGGACGGTGCCGTGCCCGGAATGCGGAGAGTATCAACCGTTGGTCTGGGCAAATGTGGTTTTCGACCGGGAAAACTGGCCACACGGTGGCGTGCAGTACCGGTGCGAATACTGCGGCTGCATTGCTGGTGAATATCGCTGGAAAGCACAGGGCAGGAAGGGAAGATACGTTGCGCTGCACCCGGAACGGGAGGTGCGCGGATTTCACCTGAACGTTCTAGCATCGTCATTCTGCGCATGGTCTGGCATCGTCACGGAATTTCTTTCCGCGAAAGAAGCACTGGATCATGGCAACCCCGAGCTGATGAAGGCATGGGTTAACACAAAACTTGGGGAAACATGGGAAGAGCGCGGCGAGAGTGCGGACGATATGGCGCTGTACAGCCGCCGCGAAATGTACCCGGCAACTGTACCGGCTGGCGTGCTGGTGCTGACCTGCGGCATCGACGTTCAGGATGATCGTTTCGAGCTGGAACTTGTGGGCTGGGGAGTTGGAAAGGAAAGCTGGGGCATTCGATATCAGAAGATATATGGCGACCCACTTAAACCTCAGATTTGGGAAGACCTTGACAAGTTCCTGCAAACCCGCTGGCGAAGGGAAGACGGCGTGGTGCTGAACATCCTTGCGGCAGCAATGGACACCGGCGGACACCATACGGACGCAGTTTATCGTTTCTGTCTGGAACGCTGGCAGCGGCACCTTTATGCCATCAAGGGACGCGGCGGCGTGGAAACGGTGTTCGTGTCGAAGCCGTCAACCGGAAACCGAGTAGGCGTGCCGCTGTACACCATCGGCGTTGATAACGGCAAGACGATGGTGTACCAACGTCTGAACGTTCAGACACCGGGTCCGAACTACTGCCACTTCCCGCTGGATGAAGCGGCAGGGTATGACGAAACCTACTTCAAAGGCTTAACAGCAGAGAAGCAGGTCGTGCGCTGGAAGAAGGGCAGACCCACGACAGCGTGGGAGCTGAAAGACCCGAACTATCACCGCAACGAGCCGTTGGACTGCCGAGATTACGCACTGGCTGCACTAGAAATTGCAAACCCTGTTTTGGAAGATCCGGACGCGGAAACGGAAATGCCGGTGGTACAGCATCCAGCAGGACGAAGAATTGTATCGGGAGGTATTGGATAAATGGCAGGAATTACGCTGGAACAGGCAGAAGCAAAACTTCAAACCTGGATGGAAGCGGAAGAAAAAATCGCCAGCGGACAGGGTTACTCCATTGGCGACCGCCGCCTGACCCGCGCCGACCTTTACACGGTTCGTGGCGAGATCGAATACTGGAACAACAAAGTGAAAGAACTGGAAACGGCGGAAACGACTGGAAGAAACAAGATGTACCGGTTTGTGCCGCGTGATATTTGACGGAGGGCAGCATGGGCAAAATGAACCTCATGGATCGCGCAATTGCCGCTGTTGCCCCGGAACACGCCCTGCGCCGGGCGGCGGCACGGGAAAGCCTGCGCTTTATCAATTCCGGCTACGGGAACTACGGCGCGAGTACGACCAAGAAATCCATGCGCGGCTGGCTATTTGCTGGCGGCAGCGCGAAAGAGGATATCGAAGATAACCTCAAAACGCTGCGCGAAAGAAGCCGCGACGCTTACATGGGAGTGCCAATTGCAACCGGTGCACTAAAAACGATGCGCACAAATGTTGTTGCAAGCGGCCTGACACCATCACCGCAGATCGACGCGGACTTCCTGAACATGACGCCGGAGCAGGCAAATGACCTGCAAACGCAGATCGTCCGTGAGTTTTCGCTGTGGGCAGACAGCCCGTTGTGTGATGCTGACCGGGTGGATAACTTCTACAAATTGCAACAGCTGGCATTCCTGGCCTACATGATGAATGGTGACGCCTTTGCTGTGCTGCCGATGCGGCATAGCATTGGGCAGCCGTATGACCTGCGCGTGCAGCTGATCGAAGCTGACCGGGTGTGCAGCCCGGATCAGGACGACAGACTGGCACCGTGCGTAGTGGATAATGTGGCCGTGCAAAGCATTGTGCAGGGTGTGGAAACGGACGGCAACGGAATGGTTGTCGCTTACTGGATTTGCAACCAGCACCCATTGGCGAGTTTGTACGCTCTGCCAGAACCGCTGAAATGGCAGCGCGTGGAAGCCTACGGTGAAACCACCGGGCGCAGAAACATCCTGCACATCATGAACCGAGAGCGTTCCGGGCAGCGGCGCGGCGTGCCGCTGCTGGCACCGGTGCTGGAAGCGCTGAAACAGCTTGGACGGTACACGGATGCCGAGATAACAGCCGCAGTCATTTCGGCGATGTTTACGGTATTCATCACAAAAGAAAACCCGTCCATTGGCCGCCCACTAGGTGAGGTGATCCCGTCGAACCAGCAGATTGACGCAGAAGACCGGGGCACAATTGAGCTGGGGTCTGGCGCAATCATCGACCTGAACCAAGGCGAGAAGGTGGAGTTTGCAGACCCGAAGCATCCGAACACGGGCTTTGATGCATTTTCTGCCGCCATCATCAAGCAGATCGCGGCGGCGCTGGAAATCCCCAGTGAAGTGCTGATGAAGCAATTCACGACGAGCTACAGCGCGGCGCGTGGCGCACTGAACGAATTTTGGCGTACCTGCGATATGCAAAGAAGCTGGTTTGTGGACGACTTCTGTCAGCCTATCTATGAAGAATGGCTGACAGAAGCTGTGGCGACAGGACGAGTAAAAGCGCCGGGCTTCTTCGATGACCCGGCAATCCGAAAAGCGTATACGTCCTGCACATGGAATGGACCGGCGCGGACTAACCTGAACCCGGTGCAGGAGGTGGATGCCGCTGTGAAGCGCGTTGCAGCGGGATTCTCGACAGCGGATCAGGAAACTGCAACAATGAACGGCGGTAGCTATGCAGCGAACATCCGCCAGCGTGTCATTGAAGCAAGAATGAAAAAGGAGGTGGACGACATTGCGAATGAAGGAAACGCCCCAAAAGGGAACGAACCGAATCGTGAATCAGGCGGGAAACCCGCAGACACCCAAAACGAATAACTGTTTCTGGAAGTTCCGCAATCTGGCAGACGGCCAGAAAGCGGAACTTCTGCTTTACGGCAATATTTCCGAAAGCAGCTGGTGGGGCGATGAAGTTACGCCGAAGCAGTTTGCGGACGATCTTGCCGCGCTGGGCGATGTACAGGAAATTACGGTGTACATCAACAGCGGTGGCGGCGACGTGTTCGCTGCGCAGGCCATCGGAAACCAGCTGGAACGGTCGAGCGCGACGGTGACGGTTCACATCGACGGCCTGTGCGCCAGCGCGGCCACTATCATTGCCTGCCATGCAGACAAGGTAATTGCGGCGGCGGATAGCTGCTACATGATCCATCCTGCCAGCATGGGCGTCTGCGACTACCTGACAGCAGAAGATATGCGCGACTGCCTGAAAGCGCTGGACACCATCCGCGAAAACATCGTTGCACTATACGCCAAGAAAACCGGCAAGAGTACGGATCAGTGCGGCAAGTGGATGGATGAAACGAACTGGTGGACAGCCGCCCAGGCAAAGGAGAACGGCTTCATCGACGAAGTGGATGATGAAGAATCGGATGCAGTTGTCGAAAACAGAAACGGTGTGCTGTTCGTAAACAGCATCGGGATGGGCCTGCCGTTTGATAAGGCCCCTGATTTCGTAAAAAGCCGCATGGGCAAACAGCCCGGCGGCTTTTCTAATTCCGCAAATAATCCGGGAAAGACCGGAACACAGGAGGAAAAAACAATGGCTATCGAAAACAAGAACGACCTGGTGAAGGCGTACCCGGATATGGTCAACGAGATCAAAAAGGACGCCGCCGTGGATGCCATCAACCGTGAGCGTGCCCGCATCAAGGACATTCAGGACATGACCATGCCTGGTATGGAAAAGACCATGCAGGATGCCCTGTACGGTGAGCATCCCATGGATGCCACCCAGTACGCCAAGGAAGTTGCCAAGTTTGCCCGCAAGCAGGCAGAGGACAAGACCAAAGGCCTGCATGACGACGCACAGAGCGGCGGCGCAAACAGCGTGAACAGCGTTGACCCCGGCAACCAGCAGACAGACATCTACCTGGATGCCCTGCGTGCGGTCAGCAAGAAGCAGTAAGGAGGAAGAACCATGAGCATGGATTTGGAGGTCAAAAAGTTTTCCTACTCGCCGGAATACCTGCTGGCGGGCACCGACATCCGCGTTACCACGGCGGTGAAGAAGGCTGGCGCTGATCTGAAAGTAGGCGCACCGGTCAAGCTGGATAGCAGCACCGGCAAGGTGTCGCCCGTCAGCAAGAGCGACGGCGTGGCCGCCCTGTACGGCATTGCCACCGAGGACTTCAAGGCTGACGAAGAAGCTGTGATCTATCTGACGGGTGAGTTCTTCGCTGACCGCCTGGCGCTGGAAACTGGCGTCACCGCCGCTTCTCTGGAAGTGGCATTCCGCAACATCGGCATTTTCCTGAAATAAAGGAAGGAGGAAGAAAATATGCCTAATACGGTAAGCATTTATGATCCGCGTTATCTGGTAGTTGATGTTACAGCGACCACCGAGATCTACACCTTTATGCGTGACAGCTTCTTTACCAACAAGAAGACTTCCACGGCAGAGCGCATCGACTTTGATCTGGTGAAGGGCGACCGCCGCATGGCTGCCTTCGTGCATCCCCGCAAGGGCGGAAAGGTTCTGTCTGCCAGCGGCTATGAAACTCTGAGCTACAAGCCGCCCCTGATTAACCCCTACGACATCACCACGGCAGACCAGCTTATGAGCCGTCTGCCTGGCGAAGAGCTGTACAGCGGCATGACCCCTGCCCAGCGCGCTGCGCAGAAACAGATCGAGGAATACAACCGTCTGAACGATGCGGTTGTTCGCAGGGAGGAGTGGATGTGCGCCCAGGCCATCATGACCGGTCAGATTCCCATTGTCGGCGAAGGCGTGAACGAGATTATCGACTTCGGCTTTACCAACACGAAGAAGCTGACCGGCACCGCGATGTGGGGTGCTGACAAGGCGGAGATCGTGAAGAACCTGCGTGAGTGGAAACGCGATGTTTCCAAGAACGGATTCTCCAACGTGGATATGTGCATCATGGGCAGCAAGGCCCTGGACCTGTTCCTGGATGATCTGGACATCCGCAGCCGTCTGGACACCAAGAACTACGGCTTCGGCGTTATCAACGTGAAGGAACTGCCCAATGGCCTGACCTACTACGGCCACCTGAACGACCCGTCCATGGACATCTACTGCTACAATGAGTACTATCTGGACGACTGGACCGACCCGGAGCATCCGGCCACGAAGCCCCTGGTGGACCCCAACAAGATCATCCTTATCAACCATGCGCCCAACTTCCTGATGGGCTATGGCCTGTGTACTTACCTGGACGATGCATCCAAACAGTGGGTCAGCGCTCAGACCGACCGTCTGCTGCGCTCCTATGTTGAGCATCACCCTGACCGCCGCCTGATGGAGGTTCAGGCCCACCCGCTGCCCATCCCTGATAAGGTGGACAGCTGGATGGTTGTTGAGGTCTGCGCCGCAGACTAAAAGCGAAAGCTCCCCGCCGCGCTGAACGGCGGGGAATAGCTTTTTTGAGGAAAGAAAATGTCCGACTTCAAAAAACTGCTGGAAGTGGATATTGATGCCGTGTTTCTGGATGATGATATTTTCGCAGATGAACATACCATCAACGGACAGAAGATGAAGGCTGTAATCTCGAATGACACGCTGAAAGAATCCAGCGGACATTGGGAAGGCGGCGTGCGTCAAAGCTACGGCACATCCATCTACTCCACAAGCAAAAAGCTGTACGTCAAGGTACAGGACTTCGGCAAGAAACCAAAAATCGGAAACCCAATACAGGTTGATGGAATGGACTTGTTCATCCAGAACTTTGATGAACAGCAGGGCATATATGTGATAACCATAGATCGGAAACGGCAATGAGCTATACACGATACAATGCAAGTGACCTCTCGATTGAACTGATCGGCGAGAAGGACGTAGCAAGAGCGCTGGGGAATTGTGGGAAGAAAGCGCCGCTTGTGATCCGCAATGCGGTGAACGAGACGGCAAAGGATGCCCGCAAAGTCATGATCCAGGAAGCAAAGAAACGGTATGCCGTCAACGGCGCCGGCCGTCGCCATTTAAACGACTTGAAAATCAGAAAAAGGGCGAAGGTGTCAGACTTGGGCGCGGAACTGCATATCGGCGGGCCGGGCCAGAAAGATGCTATGAAAAATGACCTGGGCTATTTCAAAACAATCCCGTCAAGACCTTACGTCGGACAGGATGTTGCGAATGCGCCTGATCTTTTCAAGGCAAAGGTTCTGAAAAACAGCGGAATGAAACCGCTGCCAGGTCAAGGGAATCTGAGTAAAGGATTTTTGGTAGAGTTCGCAAGCGGGCACGTTGGCATGGTGCAGCGCGTCATTGGTTCCAGCAGCCATAACACGGTCACAAAGAAATCCGGCGCACCGCGCTGGCGGAACAAAGATGGCAACGTGGAAACGCTGCAAACCATGGGAAGCCCTTCGGCAGCGGCTATGCATCATGTAATCTGGGAACAGGTAGAGCCGGATGTGCAGGACACCTTGGAGAAAAAACTTGAAGCGTCGATCCAGAAAACGCTTGCCAGAGCGGCAGCGAAGAAGGGGGCGAGGTAATGACAGAAGAAATGCTTGCCATGACCCCTTATATGATGCAGGTTGCATTGAACCAGACGCTTCAAAAAAACTTCAAAGGAAAAACATACTGCGGACCCGGCGGGGAAAAGGAACTGAATTTCTTTGAACAAGACCTGCCCATCGACACAGGACGGGACGATGCTGTTGATACCCCAGAAGCATTTGCGCCCTACATCATCACAGAAATTGGTGATATGGATTCGCCGGAAGGCGACGCGCCGATGGAAGTTGATGTGACGATGTACATTTGCGCGTATGACACCGGGCTAAAACGGCAGGGCTACCGAGATGTTCTGAACATCGTAACGGACATCATGAAAGGTTTCCGGGCGGTCCCGAGGTTCGGCAGGGCGTGTACCGTGAAAGGAAACATCAAGGGGAAAATGTCGAAAGACGACTATCACCCGTATTACTTCGGTGCAGTGAAAATGACCTGCACTGTCGCGAATGCTGATCCGGCGACTGATCCAGAAATAGAGGAAATGGTATGACCAAGAAAGAAACGAGAACCCGCGTGTACTGCGGCCCATCCGTCCGTGGCGTGGCACGGCAGTACACATGCTTTACCGGTGAGCTGCCGGAGCAGATGAAAAAGTTTGTTGAGCAGCACCCGATGGCGGAAGGCCTTATCGTACCTTACGACAAGGTGGCGGAAACCCGTGCGCGGATGGAACAGCCCGAAGTTCAGGGCCAGCCCAAGACGGCAGAGCGGGTAATTTATGAGCAGCTCAAAGCAGAGCTGTAAGGAGGATAAACGATGGCATATCGTCATGGCGTATATGTAAGCGAAGTCCCATCCAGCGTAAAGGCACCGCTGGAAAGCGATGCTGGCGTTCAGGTGGTTGTGGGTGTGGCTCCGGTCAATTTGGCGGATGATCCTTACAATGCATCCAACGTGCCGCTGCTGTGCCACACGATGGCAGAAGCTAAAGGCCTTGTTGGCTACAGCAGCGACTTCAAAAGCTACACGATCTGCGGTGCACTGTCTGCATCCTTCCAGATCGTGAACGTGTCCCCTGTGATCGTGATTAACGTTCTGGACCCCACCAAAACCGAACACACCGCAGATGTGGTCGAGCGCTCCTATCAGGTGAATAGCGGCACCGCACAGCTGGAAACTGTTGGCCTGTTGCTGGACAAACTGGTGGTCAAGGCGGACGATGTGGTGCTGAAAAGCGGCGAGGACTACACCGCAGCATTCAACGATGATGGCACGGTTACACTGGTGATCCTGCCTTCCGGCAAGGGTTCCGGCAAATCGCAGGTCACGGTTTCCGGTAAACGCATTGCCCCGGAAAAGGTGACGGGCGCAGACATCATTGGTGGCGTGAATGCGGCAAGCAAGGAAACTGGCATGGAAGTCCTGCGCCAGATTTTCCCGAAGCTGGGCATGGTGCCGGGCAATCTGCTGGCGCCCTGGTTCAGCAAGGACCCGACCGTGGCTGCTATTATGCAGGCGAAGACCACGATGCTCAACGGCATTTGGCGTATGTTCTGCTGGGTGGATATGGACACGACCTCCACCGGCGCACCGAAGTATTCTGACGTGCGCGCACAGAAGACGAAACAGTCTCTTACCTCTCCCAACTGCGCAGCAGTGTGGGGCTGCCCGAAGGTGGGCAAGGTGATCTACAGCCCCAGCGCCTTTGCTGCTGCATATATCGCCCGGCAGGATGCGGAGAACGATGGTATTCCCATGCCACCGCAGTCCAACATTGCAGTTGCCGCGACGTCGATCTGCACCGAGGATGGAGAGGAAATTCTGCTGGACCTGGATCAGGCAAATGAGGTGAACGGAAACGGTGTCGTTACCTTCCTGAATTTCAACGGATTCCGTCTCTGGGGCAACAATACGGTTGCATATCCGTCCAACACCGATCCGAAGGATCGTTTCATTTCCGCCCGCCGATTCCTGAGTTATGACGACAACAACTTCATCCTCACGAACTTTGGCAACGTGGATATGCGGGCGAATCCCCGCCTGCGCGAAGCGGTGATCGACCAGCAGAACACCATCGGCGCAAGCTACATTTCCGCCGAAATCTGCGCACGGTACGAAATGGAATTTCTGAGCAGCGAGAACACCAGCGAAACGCTGGCGGACGGTAAGATGTATTTCCACAAGCACGTTGCAATGTATCTCCCGGCGGAAGATATTGAGGAAATCGTGGAGTTTGACATCGATGCAATCACCGCTGCAATGAGCAAGTGAGGAAGGAGGACAGTACATGAGTAGCCTTTATATTCCTGACAAGGTTGCAAAGTTTAATGCATACTCCAACGGCATCAAGCTGGGCATCACCGGAAAAGTTGATACGCCGGAGTTCAAAATGAAGACCAGCACCATGTCCGGCGCTGGCGTTGGCGGCGAGATCGACAGCCCGACGCCGGGTCAGTGGGAATCGACGGAGCATGAAATTCCGTTTGCACTTTTCGACAATGACGTTGCGTACCTGTTGCAGCAGGGCATGAATGTGAACATCACCTATCGCGGCGCAATGCAGGTGGCACTTCGTTCTGGTGGCTATGCCATGCGCCAGCTGCGCATTGTGGAAGGCGGCATGGTAAAAGGTTTCAAGGGCGGTTCTCTGGAGGCGGGCAGCCAGATGGAAGCAAGTGTGACCATCGAAGTTGTGCGTTATAAGATGGAGTGCGGCACCGAAGAGCTGATCGCTGTGGACAAGCTCAACGACGTTTACCGCGTGAACGGAAACGATATGCTGGCGGCAATTAACCTTATGACCTGATGAACGGCCACCCCGGAATGGTTCGGGGTGGCTGATTTTTTGGAAAGAAAGGAAATCCAAAATGGAAAACATGATCGAACTGAAAAAGCCCTACGTCTTCGATGACGAGGAATACAAGAGTATCGACCTGTCCGGTCTGGAAAACCTGACCATGCAGGATGCCATTGATGCGCAGAAAGAGGTCGTCGGCAACGGCGAAGATCAGGTCATCTTGTATGCACCGGAAGCATCGCAGGCATTTCTGGACGAGGTGGCCGCCCGCGCATCCGGCAAGCCGATGGAGTTTTTCACGGGTCTGCCGTTGCATGAAGCGGTGAAGGTTCGCGGTACGGTGAACGCTGCAAGTTTTTTCGAGTAAACGCCAGCGCGAAATCGCTGCGTAAACTTGCCGTTGCAGCAGCCAGCGCAACACACACGGGCATTGACTTCTTTATGGAAATGCCGGTCACGGAATTTCTTGAAACCTGCAAAGACATACAGGAGATGCAAGAGCAATGGCAAAAAGCAACGCGCTAGAACTGAGCATCCGCATTGCGGGTAAAGTCGATAACTCGCTGACAGCGGCAATCAAAACTGCCAAAAGTCAGACTTCGGGGCTGGCGCGGAGTGTGAGCACCTTTGCGAAAACTTCCGCCGCTGCGCTGGTTGGCGTGACGGCGGCTGTGGTGGGTACGGCCGCTACCTGCGGGAAACAGGCGGCGGACGTGGAAAAGGCAATGGCGCAGACCAGAACGCTGCTGACCGGCACCGCAGACAAAACGCAAGCCCGCACGGCGGAACTTACGCAGGATGTGATGAACATTTCCCGCGTAACGGGCAGGGTATCGACCGAAATCGCTGCTGGTTCCTATCAGGTTATTTCTGCGTTCCAGGACACAGCCGATACGGCAAGCATTCTGGAAACCGCAACGAAGGCGGCAATCGCAGGTCAGGCGGAAACCGTGGACACGGTGAACGCACTGGCTGCCGTTACGAAGGCATACGGGGACACCTCTGCGCGAGCTGTCACCCACGTTTCCGACCTGTCCTTTGAAACGATCCGACTTGGACAAACAACCATGCCGGAACTGGCAAACGGAATCCAGAAAGCGTCTGGTTCCGCTGCTGCCCTTCACGTTTCACAAGAGGAATTGTATGCCGGATTTGCAACGCTGACCGGTGTTATCGGTAATACCGACACCGTGGGCACAGCCCTGAACACCCTGTACACAAAGATGCTGAAACCATCCAAGGCGCTATCAAAGGCCGTGGAAAGCCTGGGCTACAAGTCAGCCTATGCAATGGTTCAGCAGGAAGGCTTGGGCGGAACTATTAAGAAACTGGGGCAGTACGCAGGCGGTGACGCAACGAAGTTTGCTGCTCTGTTTTCCATGCGTGATCTAAAAGCCGCACAAGGCATCCTGAACACCATGGATGTGTACGAGCAGAAACTTTCGGAATTGCAGGATGCGGACGGCGCAACAGACCGAGCGTTTATGACCAGCATAAACAACTGGAATGATATGTTTGGCATTGCTTCCAACAAGGTATCTGTCTTTGCACAGCAGGTCGGCATGAAACTACTGCCCTACGCGAAAGATTTTTTGTCGGACGCTATGCCAAAAATAGATGCTCTAATGGACACGGTGCTGGCGGGCATTGACAAAATCATGCCGAAAATAGAAGCACTGTTCAAGTACCTGTCTCAAAATGGGCCGCAGGTGGCGGGCGTCGCTTCGGCGGTAGCTGCTGCATGGGGCGGCATGATCGCTGCCCCGAAAATCGAATCAGGCGTGAAAGGCGTTGCCAGCTTCCTGTCCTCTGGGATGGGAAAAGCAAAAGGAGGTGGCGCAAAACTCCTTGGAAAAGCAAAGGGATTTGGCGGTTCAATGCTGGCAAGTATCAAAGACTTCCGTGCAAATCCGGGACTTTTCCAGTCACTTCCAATCTTCGGGTGGGCACAGAATGTGAAAAACATTCCGCAAAACGCCATTCAATCCATGATGGCGGCGGCAAATCCAGCAGGAACGGCAACTGCAACAATCGGCAACGTGCTCGGAGCTGGACTTGGGGCGGTATTCGGAAAGAGCGGCTTAAATGTTGGAGCGGTAAAAACGCCGCTTGCAGCTATTGGCAAAGTGTTCCTTGGAATGCTTGGCTCCATCGGCCCGGTGATTACGGCAATCGGCACCGTTATTGCACTGGTAAGCATTCTGGGCGACCATCTGGGCGATATCCGGGGGCTGGTGCAGAGCGCCTTCGGCGAACAGGGCGTGGCTGTCTTTGATGGCTTCGTTGGCGCAATCCAGAGTGTTGGCACTACGATCCAGCAGGCTTTCTCGCCGGAAGGACTGGCTGGCATCAAGGACCTTATCACACAGACCTTCGGCGAAGGCGCGGGGAATGCTTTCGGCGTTTTCATCCCGCTGATCCAGTCGGTGGCTGGCATTGTAGGCCAGCTGGTAGACTTGGGCGTAAACTACCTGAAACCGCTGATTCTGGAAGTCTTTAACTTTATGACGACGCAGGCGCTTCCTGCGCTGATCCCGCTGCTGGCATCGGTGGTGTCGTTGGTCGGCACAACGCTGGTGAATGCAGTGAAAGTCGTGGTCGGCATCGTGCAAACGCTGCTGCCCATCGTGGAACCGGTCATCATGGGAATTATCAGTCTGATCCAGAGCATTGTTTCTGTGACGATCAAGGTCGTAAACAGCATCATCGGCGCACTGAATAAAATCTCGGTGCCAATCCCGGACTGGGTGCCAGGCATCGGCGGCAAAACCTTCGGGTTTAACTTGTCCAAAGTTGCCATGCCACAGTTTGCGCAGGGCGGCTTTACCAACGGACCGTCTATCGCAGGTGAAGCTGGAACCGAAGCAGTTATTTCCTTCCAGCGCGGCGTCCGCCAGCAGAACATCGACACATGGAAGCTGGCTGGTAAGATGCTGGGCGTGCGGGATGATAGCGGAGAAACGCCGCAAATCGTTTTCGCACCGAACATCACGTTCTCTAGTGATGTATCGCAGGAAGAAGCAGCCCGCAAGACGAAGGAACTGTTTGCCCTGTTCGAGCAATTCATGGATCAGTATTTCCAGAAACACCGCAGGACAGCGTATAAACCGGCGTGAGGTGATGAAGCGTGGCATACACAACTGTAAGCGGCGATACGTTTGACAAGATCGCCAAAAAAGTTTACGGCGATGAATACTGTGCTGATATCCTGATGCAGGCAAACCCGGAACAAATCATGACGTTTTGTTTTGATTCTGGGGTTGTTCTGAAAACGCCGGAGCTGACCGAGGAACAGAGCGGAAGCCTGCCGCCCTGGAAGGAGAATGAATGAAACCGAGAAGGGCAAGCGTCAAGCTGATTTACAAAGAAAAGGACATTACGTCTGATATCGAAGCTGACGTTGAAAGCATTTCCCATGAAGGAAACGCGGCAGACAGCAGCGACAGCCTGAGTGTCACCATAAATGCAATGGCGGACAAATGGCTGGACGACTGGATGCCCACAAAAGGCACCACACTGGACGGCACGATCTTTACCCATGACTGGCCTGAAGAAGGACAGGAAGGGCAGATGAACGGCGGCGTTATGACCGTGGACAATATCGGCTACAGCAGCGCGCCCGGCACAATGACAATCAGTGCTACATCAAAGCCGAATGACACGAGCTTTTCGGAAGAAGATCGGGAATTTATCTGGAAGAACACCAGCATTCAGAAAATCGCCCAGACGATTGCCGGGCGGTATTCGCTTGAACTGGGGTTTGATGGGAAGGACGCAGAAATCGTAAAGCGAGAACAGAAGGCAACGGACAGCTCCTTCCTTGATGATCTATGCAAAGACTATGGCCTGATTCTGAAAGCGTACTCAAAGAAGCTGTGGATTTATGACCGCGAAGCCTACAAGAAAAAGAAGGTGGCAGCGACCATAGATCGGACGGACATTGTGCCGGGGTCATTCAATTTTAACGATGGGTTTGACGGAACCTATACGCACGGTATATGGGAGTATTCAAACCAGAAAAAGAAAATAAAAATCCGAGCGGAGATCGGAAAGAGTGGAAGGACGAAACGCATATCCAAGTATGCGTCCAGTCAGGCCGACGCAGAGCGTCGCCTGCAAGCAGCACTGGACAATGCGAACCATGGTTCAACCAAGATCAAGTTCAAGCTGGCGCTGGCCCAGATCGAGCTGTCCGGCAAATACTTCATCGACAAGGTGACGTTGGAGTATAGCCGAAGCGGGCTTGAACAGACGCTTGAATGCAGCTGGGTTTCTGCTCTGGAAGAAAGTGAAAGTAACGGTAAAGCGGTAACGTTGCAAAACGCACCGCTTTACTACACCAGCGTTGACAAAAAGCCGGTACGGACGGTAAGCGGCAAGTATTACCTCTACGACGGCGTGGCTGTGGCGGGAAGGTATAGGATCACGAACCTTGCTTCCCGTTGCGGCAAGACGCCTGTTGGAAAGAACGTGACCGGCTGGGTTGATGCGAAAGACGTTAGGAGCGTCACATGATGGCAGATTCAATACGGTTTGGCAAAGTATCAAACATCAACTACGAAACCGGCTGTATGGAAGTTACATACGAAGACCGGGAGGACAGCGTGACGGACATGATCCCGATGCTGGCAAATGCCGGGTACAAAATGCCGAAGGTTGGAGAAACCGTTGTGGTGGCGCACAACTCCAACGGAGAAGAAGAGGGCGTTGTGCTGGGAACAGCCTGGGGAGAAAACGAGAAGCCCCCGCAGGGAAAACAGAATTTTTACCGGCAGGACTTCGACGACGAAACCGGGAAATGCTATCTCCGGTACGACGGTGAAAAGGCTGAGTTTTACAATGAGGGCGATACGAAGTCCGAAACAAAAAAGAACAAGGCTGAAAAAATCGAAGGTGACGCCGAGCTGGAAGTGAAAGGAAAACTGACCGTGAAAGTGGGAAACTGCACCGTCACCATTCAGGGCGGCAATGTCACCATTCAGGGCGGGTCCCAGATCAGCATGAATGCGCCCACCATCACCATTGATGGTGGAACCGTCAACATCAATGGCGGTGGCGGTGATGCAGTAATCAGTGGGATCAGTCTGGTAAACCACACGCACAAGTACACGGCCCCGCTCCATGCGTCGGGCGTGGCAGACACGACAAAACCGACGTAAACCGCAGGAGGACACAGTATGCAGGTTGGATGTTTTGGCGGCCTTGTGTTTTCGGTAGACAGCAACAAGGTATTCACGATGCAGGATATCCAAGGCAGTACGGGCAGCGATTGGGCGACCCACAACACAATCAACGGAAAACCGAAAAGCGAGCTGACCGGCCAGAAGTTGAAGGCGTACAAGTTTACGGTCACGCTGGACGCGCAGTACGGTGTGAAGCCGCGTGAAATGCTGGCGAACATCCAGCGGATGGCAGAGGAAGGCACGGTGGACTATCTGATTATCGGCAGCGACCCTGTGGGAATGTGCCTGTTTAAGCTGACGGATGCGTCCGACGCATGGGACTGCGTTGCTGCAGGTGGACGGCTTGTCCGCTGCAAAATCGATTTATCATTTGAGGAATACGCATGACTTTAGGAGAAGCAAAAATTCAGCTTGCATCCTCCGGCATGGAAGATGCAGAGGATATCTGCGAATGCCTGAAAGTACTGTACTCCGCACGAGCCGGGGAACAGGGTCTTGACCGGGACTTCGGCATTTCGCTGGATGCCGTGGACAAGCCGACCAGCGTTGCAAAAGCGCTACTGGCGGCAGAAATCGTCCGCAAAACAAAGAAGTACGAACCCCGCGTTGAAGTGGCCCGCATTGAGTGGGACACGTCGAAGGTGGGGCAGGGGGTATTGATCCCAAAGGTGGTGTTGAGAAGTGTCTGAAATTTCACAGCTTCAAAATCTGCCGGATATCAGCTTTACCGACAACCTGACTATGAAGGAAGTGGAAGAGCTGACAAAGGGAGAGTTCAGTCAATCCATGCAGGAAGCAACCGGGCAGACACCGATTATTTACCCCGCCAGTGTCCCGGCACTGATACTGAAAGCAATGACGCTTTTTGGCTACCAGATTTTGCAGTACGTCGATGCAGGCCCGAAACGAATGCTGCTGAAATACTCCGCCCACGACGATTTGGACGACCTGGCCGGGAACTATGGCTTGACCCGCCGCCCGGCTGAAAAAGCAAAGGTGACGATCCGGTTTACTCTGGCTGATGCAAAACAGCCTGGTGCTGTAGGCATTCCAGCGCAAACCCGCGTTAGAACACAGAACGGCATTTATTTTGCCACGATGGACTACGCGGAGATCACGCCAGGTTTGCAGTATGTGGACGTAGAAGCAGAAGCGGCAGAAGAAGGCGCGGCGTCGTCCGGCATTGAGGAAGGGCAAATCAATCAGCTGGTGGACCCCATCCCCTATGTTGCATCGGCGGTAAACGTTACGGCCAGCAGCGGTGGTACGGATATTGAAAGCGACGATTCGCTGACGGAGAGAACCTACCTGGTGCCCTCTACATATTCCTGTGCTGGTCCACCGGACGCTTATGAGTATTTCGCTAAGGCATGGCGAAACGACGTGAAGGACGTTTCCGTACAAAGCCCGTCGCCCTGCGTGGTGGACATTTATTTTACGTTGCAGGATGGAACGCTGCCGAGCAAAAGTGATTGCGACAGCATGGAAGAAAATCTGCGCAATGATGCACGCCGACCCATGACGGACTATGTACACTGCAAAGCCCCGACCGAGGTTGAGTACAGCATTGACGTGACCTATACCATTGCCCGCAGTAAATCCAAGATCGCCGTTACTGTGCAGAACGCAGTGAACGAAGCGGTTGAAGTCTACAAGGTGTGGCAGCGCACCATGGGCAGGGACATTGACCCGGCGGAACTGATTGCACAAATCAAGAATGCCGGGGCAAAGAAGGTGAAGATCACCGCGCCAACCGACGTTGTGGTGGGCAGCGCTGAGATTCCGAAGCTGACAACCTGCAATGTGGTGTACGGAGGACTGGAAGATGACTGATCTTCGCAATGCAAAGCTGACCGACCTGTTGCCGAAAAGCGTTGCAGACCAGCAATGGGTAAAGTCGATATCGGATGCATGGCATGAGCTGGCAATTCTGATTTTGGATTTTACCGACAATGCGAAAATCTACACGGGCATTGACCATGCATCGGATGAACTGCTGGACATTCTGGCAGTTCAATTCCGTGCGCCGCGCTACCGGCAGGACTACGACATCGAAACAAAACGACGGCTTGTGAAAGCGTCACTACCTTATTATATGACGGTGGGAACAAAAGCAGCTGTGGAAGATATGATGCGTGACCTGTACGGTGACGCGACTGTGCGAGAATGGTTCGAGTACGACGGAACGCCGGGCTGCTTCCGAATCAAGATTAAGGCAGAAGGCCCCATCGACATTGAGGAAATGCTGGACATCCTCAGCCATGTAAAGCGGGCCAGCGCCCACCTAGATATGTTGCAGCTTTCCACGGAGGAAATGCACAAGCTGTTCTTCGGCTTTGCGTCGGTCACTGTGGGCAAGTGGTCTGGCGTGACGGCAGACGGAGAGAGCGTATTCAGCTGGCTTGTAGATGCAGACGAAAACGCCCTTCTGGACGCAGACGGGAACATCCTAACAGACTAAAAGGGGGAAACGATGTTTTTTCCGAGTTTGATCCTGACCAATGCGGGCAGAGCTTTGATCGTGAAAGCTCTGAATGGCACCGCAATCAATTTCACGAAATTTGCGCTTGGCGATGGTGCTGCACCGGAGGAACCGCGTGACCTGAAAAATCTTGTGCATCTGGCAGCCAGTATGCAGATCAACAGCATTGAACTGTCCGCAAACTGCGCCGTGCTGGAATCTACCTACACGAACAGCGGCCTGAAATCAAAGCTGATTGCCCGTGAAATTGGCATCTTTGCCAACGACCCAGACGATGGAGAAATCCTGTATGCATATGCCAATGCAGGAAACGAAGCTGCCGTTGTACCGCCGGAGAGCGGCGACATGACGGTGCAGGAAACCTTCCACATGGTTGTTGCGGTTGGTGATGCAGAGCAGGTGACGGCAACGCTGGGCGAGTATTCCGGCTATGCCAGTAAGCAAGACCTGAAAGACCACATCGATGACCACAACAATCCGCACCATGTTACGGCAGAGCAGGTTGGTTTGGGCAATGTGCCCAATGTCACCCCGACGAACCAACAGCCGGTGTTCTCAAATGACTACATTACGAAGACGGATGGCTCCTACGATGTGCAGAATATCGCTTCCGGCGAAAAGCTGGGAAACATCCTGCGGAAGATTCGCACGGCAATTGCTGCCTTCATCGCACACCTTTCTGCAAAGAACCCACACAAAATTTCCGCTGCGGACATTTCGGCAGCAGCAATGGACCACAAGCACAACGCGGATGATGTGACCAGCGGAACGTTCCCTATTTCTCGCGGAGGAACCGGCGCACAGACTGCAACACAGGCACTGGCGAATCTGGGTGCAATGCCAACGTCTGGCGGAACCTTTACGGGTGCAGTGCGGTTCCAGCAGTCTACATACTTTGGCACCGACAACAGTTATTACGTCGGCAGCGATGGCACGGCGAACTTCCGCAAAGTGTATGGCGCGGTTTACAACGACTACGCCGAATGGTTTCCCCGCGGGTGCGATACCAAGCCGGGCGACATCATTGCGCTGGATGTGAGCAGTCAGACAGAACGGTATATCAAGGCGGTTGGAAAGATGGACCGCGTTGTGGGCGTGCACACGGACGAATATGCATACCTGATTGGCGGCGATACGCCGGACGAGAAAGACGACAACTTCAAAGCTAACATAGAAAAGTATATCCCCGTTTCCCTTGCAGGGCGCGTCAGAGTGCGCGTGACCGGCAGGGTGAAGACTGGGGATTTAATTTTGCCTTCGGGTACGCCTGGCATTGGCCGGGCGGCCTGCGCAGGGGAGTTTGCTCCGGCAGAATGCATTGTCGGCTATGCGGTGGAAGGCGACGAACGGACGGATGAACGCCGCATTCGTGTCCGGGTGAGGGGGTGAGAGGATGCCGGAGAGAGGACAGTTTATTTCCGACGAAGATTTTCTCACCCTGAAAAGCCTGATAGACGCAGAGATCGGTCGGCGCGGCAAGACAGAAGGCACCGCACAGGGACAGTCCGTTGGCAGCATGGCAGCATATAGGGGAGCAGCGTACCAGTACAATGTGACCCCGGCGGATGGCGTGAGCGTGGATGCAGAACACATCCAGAAAATCACCCGTCTGGTGGATGCCGTTCAGGGCGGTGCAACGACACCGGCGCGGGGAGACCAAGTTGCAGCATCGGGGCTTGCGCAAGCGGTGGCAACGGTAAGCACACTGAGCAATATCCCGGAAACTGCGACGGCGACCGGGTGCAGCGGGCAATGCACGGGGCTTTGCTCCAATGGCTGCAACACGTCCTGTACCAGCTGCACCGGCAGCTGTGGCGGAGGGTGCGTAGGAACTTGCAGGGCAAATTGTGCGAATGACTGCACGGCTACTTGCAGGGGAACTTGTCAGGGGTCGTGCAGCAACACCTGTTTAGGAAACTGCACAAATACCTGCAACACGACCTGCACGGCAAGCTGTGCAAATGACTGCACCAATGGCTGCAAGACGGGCTGCAAGGGAGGATGCAAAGGCGGCTGTGACGGCTGTTCCGGCGGCTGTTCCGGTAGCTGTGATGCTACCTGCGCGGATGATTGTACGGGACGGTGCAACGATAGGTGCGATTCCTACTGTGCGTCCAGCTGCCAGGACAGTTGCAGAGGAAATGGCTGCTTTGCAAACTGTAAAAGCGGCTGTTCTGACAGCTGCGAAGGAGACTGCAATTCTCACTGTGGCGCATCCTGCACAAGCAACTGTGATAGCAGTTGCGATGGATGCTCTGGAAGCTGCTCTGGCGGCTGTACATCCTGCTCTGGATTCCTGTGGTAACGAGAAAGGGAGAACAAAATGGACGTGGCATTTGAACCGAACAACGACGCAAGAAGCGAAAAGGCGTATACCAAAAATCTTCCGATGCTGAAAATCCAGACCCACGAAACGGTCAACCCGGAGGACTGGCAGGGACTTCTTGCTGATGCTCCGCCCGGCATGGAGAAAGTTTTCTGGTGCATCGGATGTGCCGGTATGTTCATGGTGAACACGGAAGATAAGTTCGATGTGTGGTGCGCATACTGCATCACAGTTGCACAGTCTGTAGTGACAGCCTGCGGCGAAGACGCGGACGAAGACCGGATTTACCTGATGGGCTTTGGTCTGGCAGCCAGGACGTTCAACTTTGCAGCACACCCTGTCCGAAGAGGTGAGTGCGATCCTGCACCGTTCATCAAGGCGGCTCAGTATGAATGCAAAGACGATGTGGAGTTTTTCTCTATGTGGCACCTGCTTGTTGTGCTGATCGAACTGCTGCGGTTGAGCGAAACAGAAGATATGCACGATATGGTTTCGGCCATGGTCAAGATGAATCGAGTCCGTGCAAGATACCGTCAGGCGGCGGACAAGCTGCCGAAACGGGATGCACAGTAAGGAGTACGGCATGAACAATATCAAGATCACCACGCAGGAAAGTGAAGCGGTGGAACGTGCATACTACGAAGCGCAGTCCTATGAAGCGCTGATGGCAATTCTGTCCCGCCAGCTGAACGCTGGCGCGAATACGATGATTGCTGATATGCTGCACTACTACGCAGGACTGTGCCGGAAAGCGCAGATGAAGCTGAAGATGGTGCAGGACAAGGTGCTGGCGCGGTACATCGATCCGGAAGAGAACCCGAACCTGATCGTGCACTTCGACTTTGAGCGGGAGGAGGTACACCCCGTTGAGAACGAAAAAGTATGAGGACTACGGGAATACCGTCCAGCGCTTATATGGCCGGGACAGGCGGGAGTGTGGAAGCATCTGCCGAAGTATCACGTTCCAGATCACAAACGCCTGCAACCTGCGGTGCTCATACTGCTATGAGCACCACAAGTCTACCGAGAAAATGACGCTGGAAACCGGAAAGAAAATCGTGGACTACATCCTGAATCTGTATGAGGATGGCGCGTCCGATTTTGTGAACCGGGACACCAAAGCCCTGATCCTGGACTTCATCGGCGGAGAACCGCTGCTGGAAGCTGAACTGATCGAGCACATCTGCGACTACTGGTTTTCGGAGTGCTACCGGAGGGAAATCCCGCTGGGACCGTTCACGCGCATTTCTTTTGCCACGAATGGCCGATTGTGGTTCTCCCCGGCGGCGCAGCACCTGCTGGAAAAGTATCACGATCTCATGTCCGTTACAGTGTCCATTGATGGCGTGCAAGAGCTGCACGACAGATACCGCATCGATGAAGACGGAAACGGCAGCTTTTCTACTGCGTGGGCGGCATTTCAGGACGGCAAGCGGAAGTATGGCTGGCTCAACAGCAAAATGACCTTCGTGCCCGGCTCCATCCAGTACATTGCATCCAGTATGAAAATGATGCTGGATGCCGGGTGCAGGCACATTGCCGGGAACTGCGCCTACGAACCGATGTACACGGACGAGGACGGCAAGGCGCTGTACAAACAGCTGAAAGAGGTTTCGCAGTACGTTATCAAGAACGGCTGGGACGTGGCGATTGCTATGCTGGATGAACAGATCGGCGATGCAGAACAGAACGACCGAAACTTCTGCGGCGGAACCGGCTCAATGCTGAGTTTTGCCCCGGACGGGTCCGCGTATCCCTGCATCAGGTATGCACCTATCTCTATTGGAAAAGAGAAGGCGGATCGGGTGTGTCTGGGCAATGTGCAGGAGGGCGGTCTGTATGCCACGGATCAGCAGCGGCAGGTGAAGGAAGAACTGGATGCAATCACCATGAAATCACAGTCCACGGAAGAGTGCATCCATTGCCCGGTATCTTCCGGGTGCGGCTGGTGCAGTGGTTTGAACTATGAAATGTTCGGAACTGCAAATCGTAGATATACCGGAATCTGCAAAGTTCACAAGGCGCGTGTGCTGGCTGTGTGCTGGTACTGCAATATGCGCAGTATAGCTCTGGGCGATACCGCACCGAAGAAGGTGAATCTTACCTACGAGGAAGCGGCACGTCTGATCGGCGAGGATGAAGCCGCAGAGCTGAAAGCCATTGAGAAGGAGGCGGCAGAGAAATGGGCATGGTAAGTCTGGCAGACAAAGCCCTGGCAGAAACGTTTGAAAGTGCGGACTATGTAATCGTGGTTCGGAAGCGAGCAGACGGAAAAAACGATCTCTACCGTGCCACCCCGGCGCAGATCGCAAAAGTGGTGGGCGAAACCTTGCAGGTGCCGGGCATCAAAGCGAACCTGAACGCCTTGAAGCTGACCGCTTCGGATGATGGACGCGGTGTGGTGACGCTCTCTCTGGGAGGTAAGACGGAATGGCAAACGTAAAAATCGTACGGGCGACCTACCTTGTCATTGACGGCACCACCTATAAGCTGATCGATGAAGATGTGCCGAACTGGGCAAAGGAACTACTGCCGGATAAGACACTGAAAAAGGAAGGCTCTGCCGCCGATGCGGCAGCCACCGGAAAAAGACTGGAAAGACTGGAAGAGCTTCCGTACTTCTTTTATGACGAAGCCGGTCGCTTGACCTTTGATGATGGACAGGAGGACTAAACATGGCAAGAACTCACATGGCATCCGATGAATCCTTGCAGCAGATTTTTGCTGCGGTGTCCGGTACCACCATGGCGGCGGCGGGCGATGGCCGTACTGCCGTTCTGGCAACCGGCAATGAAGATACCATCGACCGGTACTATAACGCGCTGGCTCAGAAAGTGACCACGGCACGGGAAATGAACGTGCTGTTCGTAGACTGGTGGACGGCGAACTGGAATCCGAACACCAGCACCTATAACCGGATGCTGGAACGTTGGTTCGGCAATGTGCTGGACGACAGCCGCGTGCATGGCGTAAAGTTCCCGCTGTTCAGCACATCCAACACCGCAATCGGTGAGCTGACCGACGACAGCGTGGGCCTGTCCTGCACTCCGTCTACCGCCGCAGAATCCGGCAAGGATGATTTTGCCGGTCTGCCGCAGTTCTGGTGCGTGGAAGTGGCGGCGGAAAAGAACGAGGACGGCAGCCACACGATCTACGCTTGCCAGTACATCGACGATGACGACTTTGTGCGCAGTACCAATCATCTGGTCTGGGTGTTGCAGAAGAATACCTATGTGCGTGAGCGCAACGAGGGCGGCTACCGCATCCTGCGTATGCGCTGCCACCCGTCCGGCGGTTACGAGCAGTGGCCGCAGGGCACCGACCGCACCGGCAAGACCTATCCGTACATTGCAAACCCGAAGTATTTCGCCGGTATGCAGGATGACGGCAAGATCGGCGGTCACACGGGTTTGGCACCGGTGAACTACAAGAACCACACCCAGCTGGTGCAGCTGTGGCGTGCTCGTGGCAGCCAGTACGCCGGTGCATCCGGCAACCTGCTGAAATGGCAGGAGCGTATGATCCAGCTGAAGTATGCACGCAAGGGCAACAGCGGCACCATTGAGGGCTGCACTTCCTACAACTACCAGTACACTGCCGCCATTGATGCAGAGGGCGTGAACTACTTCCCGGTGACGACCGAGCAGGCCGCAAACCTGCTTATTGATTCCTACGTTGCCATTGGCACCCACACGAAGAGCACGACCGACCGTAACGATGCCACCCTGTATGACATCCAGACCGAAGCCCGCATTACCCGCATTGAAGACATCAACGTGGACGGAACGGGCTACAAAGCAGTCTACGTTGATACCGGCGATACCTGGAATGTGGTCAAGGGACAGACGATGCTGTCCACTATGCCTTATGGCAGCGGTTATAACGACAGCGTGCGCGGCAACGATGGCTCCCGCACCAACTACACCAACGGCAAGGAACCTGGCTTGATCCAGAAGACGGAGTTCCAGAACGGTGCATACCTGATCGTGGCGGACGAACTGTGGCAGTGGGGCAAGGATGACGACGGCAATTACACCTTTGACATCTACACCTGTCACGATCAGACGAAGGTGACGACCAATGGTTCTATCTCTGCTGACTACACGAAGCAGGAAGACCTGACGCTGACCTTCCCGGAAGGCACAGCCAACGCATGGCAGTATATCGAAGATACGGCAATCAGCAATGACCCGGCGGTGCTGTGGCCTGCTGCTGTGTCTACCCGTGCGGGCAGCGGCACCGGCGTTAAGGCTGGCTTCTACGTCTCTCCGGCAGCGTCCGGTGTCCGCGCGGCTTGGCGGTGCTGCACCTTGTTCGACGGCGGCGGTGCGTCTTTGGCGGCGGCGGACTCGGCCATCTGGGTCGGTACCGCGCGCTGGGTCGGCGGCGCTGGCGTGCCTGGCCTTGCTGGGTAAAGCGGGGTGAATTGCCCGGCATCGTCCGGGCAAGAGGGGCAGCCAGCCCCTTTTGACGATAACGGGATTTGGGATGCATGGTGTCCACAGGCTGGCTTCTACGTCAATCCGGCAGCGTCCGGTGTCCGCGCGGCTTGGCGGTGCTGCAACTTGAACAACGGCGGCAATGCGTCTTTGGCGGCGGCGAACTCGAACAACTGGGTCGGTAACGCGAACTGGAACGGCGGCGCTGGCGTGCAACTGGTTCACCAAAAATCATCAATCATTGCATCATGCATTCCGCGCTTATGTGCGAAAATTTCTTGAAACCAGCATCACGGCGCTGCGTCCGCAGGAAAGGGCGGGTCCATCCGTGGCGGCAGGACAAGGAACCTGCTGGCGGCTAGTAGCATAGGGCAAAAGCCTGAACCCGAAAGCCGTTGAAGAACCAGATGATTTTTATATGAAAACATTTTGTAAACCAAAAGACGTTGACATTGAGGATGTCGGTTTCAACCTGTCAGCGGTACATTGTGCGTTTGGAAACGGAAAACTCCGGCGCAGGGATTTTAGAACGGTTCTCACAAAGACCGGAAAAATCTCTGAACCGGAGCTGTTTTATGAACGAAAGAACCACGAGTGCAGGAAGATCGTTGATGCCATTGACGCAGTGGCCGAACAGGAAACACAGAAGATCAGGGACGAATGCCTTGACCTGAAACCTGTCCGGCAGTTCAAGCGGATCGATGGCATCAAAATGAAGGAACGGGACCTTTGCCAGGAATCGCCGGAACAGCAGGTACATGAGTACATCCTTGTTCATGCACTGCAACCGCTGCTCCATGCAAAGCTGCTGCCGATGCAGTTCGGGAGCATCCCGGGCAAAGGACAGGTGGCGGGAACGCGGCAGATTGAGCGGATCGTCCGAAAGAAAATCCTTGGCAAACTGGATGCAGTCAAGGGCGATGTGCACAAAGCATATCCGTCTACAACGATAGTCTGCGTGATAACGCTTTTGAAACGGGACATCAGAAAGAACAAAAAGCTGATCTGGTATGCCGGTGCTGTGACCGAAAACTACCCGGACGGCGTGCTGTTAATCGGCGGGTATTTCTCAACGTGGGCTTTCAACTACGTTATGAGCTATGTTCTCCGATACCTGCTATCCCTAAAGCAGGTCCGGCGCGGCACGGGGACACGGCTTGTCCGCGAGATCGTCTGCTATGCGGATGATTTTGTAATCATCGGGCACGCATCACAGCTGATGAAAGCAATGAAGAAGGCGACCCACTGGGTAAAGTCCACACTGGGCTTAGAGCTAAAGCAGGCATGGCAGCAGGTGCGCTTTGCATCATTCGAGGAAGAAAAGCGTGCGAAAGCCGCCAGAGCGCAGGGAAGCAAACACCGTACACCGGCGCTGGACATGATGGGATTTGCGGTGCGCCGCACATATACCATCGTCCGCAAAGGTGTGTTCCGCCGCATCAGGCGGCAGCTGATCCGCGCAGGGCATGACCTTGCAATGCTGGGCTATGTTCCACATTGGCGTGCATCAAAGCTGACCGCATACAACGGCTGGTTTACAAACAGCGATAGCACAAACCTTGAAGAAAAATATCAGGTCGAAACGATCATGAAGGCGGCGCGGTGGAGCGTTGCCCGATGGTCAATGATCCAGAACAACAGGAGGAAAGCAGCATGAGTGAGATTTATCCCTTCCTGCCGGCCGCCGTTGAGGTGTTCCGCGTTGGCAGCAAAACGGACATGATCCTGCGGAAGGATATCAAAAAGCAGGAACAGACCGATGACGAAGGCAAGAAGTATACCGTCTACGCCTGCGACGAACGCCAGCAGCGTGTGGATGGCGTGCTGACCGCCGAGGAAGTTCAGGCGGACTTTGACAAATGGTGGGGCTATGCGCCGCCTACACC